AAGCGCTCAAGGTGCGCGATTACGACGACGCCGAGCATGCGCTGATGGACGTTTTTAACAACACCCAGCAAGGGATCGTAATTCAAGGCGCAGAAAATCCGGCGCTTGTAGTTTACGCGCTAGGCAAAAACCTCAAAAAGGCAAAAGAACTGGCCGCAATTGACGACGCAGTTAAATTCGCATTTGCAGTTGCAAAACTGGAGGCACAATTGAAAGTTCAACCCAGAAAGCAACCTCCTGCGCCGGAAAAGCCCGTTCCGACTGGAACAGCATCGGCATCAAGCAGCGCGGATGCGCATTTGGAACGTCTGCGGGCTGAAGCAGAAAAAACTGGCGACTTGACGCGAGTTATTCAGTACCGCGCGCAACTTAAACAGAAGCAGGCTAAATAATTTGTTGCGAACAAAATTTTTTAAGATATACTAGGTTTTGGTTTCGCCAGCCCAAAATGGCAGGAAAAAGCGCCGCCGGCTTTCGGTGAGAGAAGACAGCAGAAATATGTCCAATCACTCATTGTGGAGCAATTATCATGGCGAACTCTTTTTCCAAAGAAGAGCGGATTGCGTTTGAAGAGCTGCTTGAGGGTTTTCAAGACGCGCTTGTTCTTTCGCGCAACGTGGCAGTGTTTAACACTGATCAGCAGATGATGGAGCGCACCAATAACATCATCTGGCGGCCGCAACCTTATATTGCTGTGTCGTACAGCGGAACGGATATGTCGTCGAACTTTGACGACTATACGCAGCTGTGCGTGCCGGCTACGATTGGCTTTAATCGTTCCGTGCCGTGGGTTATGACTGCGCTGGAGCTTCGCGACTCGCTGCAGGAAGGGCGGCTCGGTGACGCGGCGAAGGTCAAGCTTGCGAGCGACATTAACGTTGCCATCATGAACGTTGCGGCGCTCAACGGTACGCAGTTCGTTAAGCGCACTAGTGCAGCGTCGGGTTTTGATGACGTGGCCGAGATTGAAGCGCGTTTTAACGAGATCGGCGTGCCTTCGGAAGATCGCTACCTGGCGATCTCTACGCGCGATTACAACGGCATGGCGTCTGACCTGGCGAAAAGCACTCGTTCGTTCGGCAACGATATCAGCGATTCGGCTCTGCGCCGCGCTTTTGTCGGCCGCCTTGCATCTTTTGAGACGTATAAGCTTGATTACGCTGTGCGTAAAACGGCTGCGGCTGGTGGCGGTGGCTTGCAGATTAGCACCTTGCCTCAAGCCAATAATTTCTACGTGCCGCGCGCAACGACGGTAGCGGCTACCGGCGAAACGGCGAACGTAGACAATCGCTTCCAAACTGTTACGGTCAGCAGCACAACTAACGTTGTGGCGGGGGATGCGTTCACGATTGCAAACTGCTTTGCGGTACATGCAATCACTAAGCAATCAACCGGGGTGCTCAAGACGTTCCGCGTAATTTCGGTGCCCACTTCGACGACGCTGGTTATTTCGCCTCCGATCATCAGTAACCAGGGTGGTTCTGATGCTGAAGCGCAGTATCAAAACTGCTCTATGGCTTCGACGGCCGGCAACGCAGCAATCGTGTTCCAAAATACTGCAACTGGGAATATGAATCCGTTCTGGTCGAAAGAGTCTTTGGAAATCCTGCCAGGTCGTTATGCAGTTCCGACGGACGCGGGTGCGGCGGTGATGCGCGCAACAACTGACCAAGGCATCGAGTTGTGCATGACGAAGCAGTATGATATCAACACGATGAAGACCAAGTACCGGCTGGATACGCTGTTCGGTGTAGTGAACAAGCAGCCGGAAATGTCGGGTATCGTGATGTTTTCGCAGCCGTAATAAGTGTATGACCGGGCGAAGGAAGACCCTTCGCCCGGAACTTGATCAGGAGTTTTATTATGAGCAACATCATTGCCCCGAATGGACGCGCTATCGTCGTTGTTCCGTCTGGCGAATCCATTGCTGTGTTCACCCAGGGTCAAGCGCAGGTGTCGCGCACGCTGGGATTTCCTAACTATCCTGACCAGACGACGCTCGTCGGCACGGTTACCAATGGTCAGACGGTATTTGGCGCGTTTGCGAGTGGCGCAACCATCGTCGTTGAGTCGGTGTCGGCTATCCCGGTGTATTACGAGGTAGGCGCCGCCCCTGTGGTGCAGCAGGGCCGTCTGAGTGCTGTTGTGCAGGTTGCGCCGACTGAAATTACCGACGGAGGTGCAATGCAGGCAACTGCTGCAGCGTTGCTGACTGGCATCGTGGTTGCTACTCCGAGCCAAGCTCGCAACGTGGCGTTGCCTACCGGCAGTAGTCTGGATCTTGCTTCAGAGTTCCTTGTCAATGACAGCATTGATTGGTCGGTGATTACGCTGGCGGCGTTTGCGCTGACGATGACTGCTAGCGCCGGGCACACAATTGTTGGCGCTGCGGCGACGGCCGCCACTATTGGTTCTGTTGCTCGATTCCGCACTCGAAAGTTTGCTACAGATACGTTTATCTCGTATCGCATTAGTTAAGATCGCAGATGGTAAACAATTGTGGGCGGATGGTGAAAGCCACCGCCCATTTTTCATGTCAACAAGCCGTGTTAAGCGCGCACAAAACGAGGTAAATTATGAAGCCAGGACTGTACGCAAACATCAACGCAAAGCGTGAGCGAATTGAAAAAGGATCAAAAGAGCGCATGAGGAAGCCAGGCGCCAAGGGCGCGCCGACTGCGGCAGCGTTTAAGGCGGCAGCAAAGACAGCAAAGAAAGGTTAGTAATGGATTTTCCGATTTTTGCATATCGATGCCCGGGCGCTTATGTGGGGCCGCATGGCCTAACTTACGACGTGCGCGATGTTTTGAGTGCTGCCGATGTTGAGACAGTGCTTGCCGATGGCTGGTCCATTAGTCTGGAAAATGCGTTCGAGCAATATCTTGCGGCTCGCAGCGCGCCGGCGGCACAGATTGCAGTTGCGCCAAATGAAGTGCCAGATAATGCGCCACCGACGCGCTCAGAAATGCTTCAGCAGGCTGAACGCATCGGCTTGAAGGTCGACAAGCGCTGGGGTGATGACAGGTTGCGGGACGCTATCGCGGCAAAAACACAGGAGTAAAGATCATGATTACCGGACCATTTGCGCCGCGCTACGGCGCGGGGCAAACTGTGGCTACCTCGACAATTAGCGGCACTACGACGATCGGCGCGGGCAGCAAGTGCTTGTGCTTTCAAAATCTTGACAGCACGAACACGATCCATTTTCGCGTCAGTCTAGGTTCCAGTACGGCGACGACAGCAGATACGATGTTGCGTCCCAACCAAGTGTTGATTGTTCAGAAAAATCAGGACTTCGACACAGTGGCGCACATTGCAACGGCAGGCACGCCAAGCTTGCGCATTGAGCCTGGTGAGGCGGGAATCTAATATGGGATATTCAAAGCTCCAGTTCGTAAACTCGGCGTTTGAAGAATTGGGCCTTGCGTCCTATGTGTTTGATTTACAGCCCGAGGACCAGCAAATGGCGCTGCGGCGGCTTGATGCAATGATGGCCGAGTGGAATGCAAAAGGCATTCGGCTTGGCTACCCCTTGCCGGGATCGCCGGAAGACGCCGAGTTGAGCGAGCCGTCGCAGGTTCCTGACAGTGCAAACGAGGCGATTATCACAAACTTGGCGCTGCGTATGATGCCAACTTATGGCAAGGTGCCGAATGCAATGACGTTAGCCACTGCGAAAGCTGGCTACAACACGTTATTGTCGCGCGCTGCAATGCCTGGCGAGCAGCAACTGCCTGGCGACCTGCCTGCGGGCGCTGGCTGGAAAACTTGGCGATGGGGACGTGGTCCGTATGTAAATCCGCCAAGCGATCCGGTCGCTGTTGGTGACGACGCAAAACTGACCTTGGAGTAGCGCGCATGGCAACGATCAATCAACTGTCGCAGATGTCGCAGGTTTCTGGTGCTGATTTGTTGCCGGTGTATTCGTCAAGCAACGGCGATGCGCGAAAACTGGCAGTTTCTGCGTTGCTGACCTACTTTCAGACGCAGTTCGCTTCGCCGACCCTCGCAACCAACATTTTTGTGCCTACGACTGGATTTTCGATTCCAGTTCCGACGCCGGTGGCTCAACAGCAGTGGATGTTGCTGCAGCCTATCAGCACGCTAGCCACAGGCACAATTACGTTGCCATTGAATACCAGCACGCCAGACGGCACTGAGTTGCTGATTACGACCACACAGACAATTACTACGCTTACGATTTCGCTTAACGGCGCGACGGCGGCCAATGGAGCGCCTACGACGCTTGCCGCAAACGGATTTGCGCGGCTGCGATTTGTCACTGCAACTAATTCATGGTATCGGATCAGCTGATGGCGGCCAAGCGCGACCCAAGGCTTGAGCAGGCGGGCGTGTCTGGCTATAACAAGCCCAAGCGCACTCCGTCGCATCCGACTAAAAGCCATGTCGTTGTTGCTAAGGCTGGCGATCAAATTAAGACAATTCGTTTTGGCCAGCAAGGCGTAAGCGGATCGCCGAAGCGCGAAGGTGAGAGCAAAGCCAACAAGGCTCGGCGCGAGTCGTTTAAGGCTAGGCACTCAAGCAACATTGCAAAAGGCAAGATGTCTGCGGCCTATTGGGCTGATAAGGTGAAGTGGTAATGCAGATTCCGATTCTGTCCGGCGTCTACACTGACACAACGCCAGGCATTCGCACGGCCTATCCAGTAAACCTAATGCCAGTTCCGATGGGTTCTGGCGTTTCTGATTCTTATCTACGGCCAGCGGATGGCATTGAGCCGTTTACTACTGGTCCGGGCATTGACCGTGGCGGCATCGAGTGGAGCGGCGTCTGTTATCGAGTAATGGGGTCAAAGCTGGTTACTGTGTCGTCGACTGGCACGGTAACCATTATCGGCGACGTTGGTAACGACGGTAACCCAGTAACGCTTGCTTATTCGTTCGATCTTCTGGGGATCGCATCAGCGGGGGCGCTTTGGTTTTACAACCCGGCAACTGCTGTGCTTGCGCAGAATACTGATCCCGATCTGGGTGTTGTCGTTGACGTCGTATGGGTTGACGGCTACTGGATGACGACCGACGGCGAGTATTTGATTGTTACTGAATTAGCGAATCCCTTTGCAGTTGATCCGCTGAAATACGGATCGTCAGAGATTGATCCAGACCCGGTTTTGGGGCTGCTTAAGGTGCGCAACGAAGTCTATGCGATTAATCGACACACTATCGAAGCGTTCGATAACGTAGGCGGCAATGAGTTCCCATTTGCGCGTATTGAAGGTGCGCAGATTGAAAAAGGCAGCATCGGTACGCATGCGTGTTGTGTTTTTCAGGAGGCTATTGCATTTCTTGGCTCAGGATTTAACGAAGCGCCAGGCGTGTATCTGGGCGTTAACGCACAAGCGCAGAAGATCAGCACGCAAGAGGTTGACGAAGTGTTGCTTGGGTTTTCGGAAGCGCAGCTGTCCGAGGTTAAACTCGAGGCAAGAAATGACCGCAACCATCGATTGCTGTACGTGCATCTTCTTGATCGAACGCTGGTATTTGACGCTGCGGCGACACAGGCGTTGCAGCAGCCGATCTGGTTCACGCTGACTAGCACGCTGTCTGGTTACAGCCGATTTCTTGGGCATTTCATGACGTGGTGCTATGACCGCTGGCTGATCGGCGATCCTACGTCGAATCGCATTGGCTATCTAACGCCGGATATCTCGTCGCACTGGGGCGATCGCGTCCGTTGGGAATTTGCGACGGTATTAATTTATAACGAGTC